CTCTTTTTTGCAAAATGTTATTTGTAAGAATTGTTTTAATGTATAGAATAGAGATGTAAATAGTGCTACAAATATATATAAAATTGCTAAAAATGCAATTAATGGATTAGAACGACCAAAATATTTATAGAGAAAAGAAAAATGATAATAAAGTAGAAAACTCCAAGTTAAAAAAGTCGTTCATAAAATAATCAATAAATCAGTTAAGGTTGTTACCTTAACAGAATCATAATTTACATGCTCTGCAGCAGACAAACCTTAAAGTTTTATTTTTTGACATTTTTTGTCTCATTTTAAATCTTCAAGAGTGTAAACTATATCATTTATTATATCATTTATTATTGAATTACATATATTATATCCTATATTTGTAATATAATACTCTGCTTCTTTAAATCCATTTGATATTAAATCTTCTTTTTCATTATAGTTAATATTAAAATTTAATCCAATATTTTTATTTAAAATATCTATTTCTATTATATTTAGTGAATTAATATTAATATAATTATTATTATGAGTATTTGTTATAATTTTTATACAATTAATGAAAAATGATAAAATATTATCACAATTATTAATTTTATTATGTTTAAGTTTTATTCCAAGTGTATTTTTTATATTACAATAATTTATAGGAAAATTATTTAATAATGCGCCATCTACATAATAATTATTATTATATAATACAGGTGTAAATATAAATGGTATTGATGATGATATACGTATTGCTATTAATATAGACATATCAGGTGTTTTTTCAAAACTAAATATTTCTTCTGAAGATGTAGTATAATTAGTACCTATTATTATTAATTTATTATTTGTTAAATTATAATGTTCTATAAATGTTATATCATTTAAATTATTATATTTATTTTGTAAAAATTTTCTAAATATATATATTATTTTACTTCCATCATTAATACCACAATTTAAAAATATATTATCTAAATCAATATTATCATTAATAATATTAAAATTAAAATTTAATATAAATTTTTTTAAATCATTAATAGTATAATTAATAGATAATAAAAAACAAATCATCGCGCCTGCAGATGTACCAATATATGTTTTTATTAATTTTAAATTTATATATTTTATAGATAATAAATATTCTAATGCACCTATAAATGAAAAAGCATTTATACCTCCGCCACTTATACATAATGTATCAATCATTATTTAATAATAAAAATATTTTTATAATATAAAAATATTTTTATCAAAATAAATATAATGATTAATGCACATACATTAGCTGCCGAACAAAGAGAAAAAGAAAAAAATAAATATAAAATATATGATAAAATATATGATATTATTGAAAAAAAAATTATATTATCAAGTAAATATAATTATTATTATACACTTTATGAAATACCTGAATTTTTAATTGGTTATACTCTTTATATATTTGATGATTGTGCTAATTATTTACAAAATAAATTGAAAAATAATAATTTTATAGTTATATTTTATAATCCAAATATATTATTTATATCATGGAAATAATAAATTATTCATATTATGGAAATAATAAATTATTCATATTATGGAAATAATAAATTATAATGATTTAATTATATGTATTAATAAATTAAATAATAATAATATAAATAATATAAATAATATTATTACTATTATATTTCTATTTTCTTGAATTATTATATTTATATAATTAATAGCGTTATCATATTTATTTTTATATATTATTTTATATATTTTTTCTTTACATTTAGAACATTTATAAATATGTTCAAATATTTTATTACAATTATTTTCATTATTATTTTTCAAATTATTATCAATATTTTCTAAATTATTATCAATATTTTGGAAATTTTCAATATTATGTTCATTTTTTTCATTTTGTTTATTTTGTTCATTATTATTAAAATAATTAGTATCTTTCCATGCATCTTGTATCAAACAATAGCTCATAATGATAAATAGTAGATATTAATTTTTAATAAAAATATTTTAAATTTTAAAATTATTAATTTTTTCATATTTTATAAATATGAAACTATCGTATTACTTAAATAATAATAATATATTTTATACTAATTAAATGAATTAAACCTAAACTAATTTGTTAAAAAAATGTAATATCTTTAGCATTTAATTAGTAAGTTGACTATTTTTTAATAATTATTGAAATTGTATAGTTTTTATAATAAAATCATAAATATAAGACATATAAAATATATAATAAAATCATAATTATAAGACATATGATAAAATATATTAAATTATTTTATATATATCCATAAAAAAATGAAAATATTTTTATTAATTTATTTTATATTTTATTGTACTTTACCGTAGCCATTTTGGCTCAAGTATATTTGAATAAAGTACATTACAAATTTCAATACTCTCAAATTTATTATAATGAACTTTCTTGAAATAAGGTTACCAATAGGTTCAGAAAACCTTTTTACTGGCATTAATCTATTTTTTTTAGCATTTAGTCATTATAATTCCAGAAAATCAATATGCAATGAAATTTGCAGGGTACCTTTTCTAGCAAATTCATTAGAAGAATGTATTTTTTATAAAAGCAGTGTTCCTGAGTATGATTATACAATTGTTGCAAGATCTGTTGACTCAGCATTTTTGGCTTCACTATTTTCAGATGATAAAATTAGACAAAACATTGCAAAAATGACACCATTAGAAGCTTTAAAATTTGCTCAAAATCATCCTAATAAATGTAACTTTCCATATGAACATAGATTTAATTTAATGTGTAAACTGCTTGATATAAAATTTAGGTCTAATGTATCAAACTTAACTAATTTATTAAAAACAGGCAGTGCATTTCTTATTAACTACAATGATACACAAAATCACAATATGGAATTAGATAATAGTTATGGTTTTGAATTAACATTAGTAGGTTTAGCATTGATGCGTGTTCGTTATTTATTAGCAATTGAATTTCAAGATTTTATTAAAGAAAAAGAGCTTATTTCAAAAGGTGCATTTAGAGCAGTTTTATCAACCCAAGAATTCTTGAATCAATTTATTAAGATTGAAACTGGAGAATTACGTAGAAACTATGAAAAAAAATGGAGAACAATTGTTAGAATTGTTCTAGACTCTTATCATGCTCATGAGCAAGAGTTTCTAAAAAAATCTTCTATTAAGACAATATAAGTACTGCATTAATCTGTAGAAAGTGTAAATACATATTTTGCACTAATTAATAATGCATGTTTACTGAAAATATAGTATTAGTGTAGATATATTGTTTTTAAACAAGTTTAAATAACAAAATAATAAATTTTATTATTTTGTTATTTAATTTATTATATTATATAATTATAATTTATAATAATTATTTGTATCAAATAATAACTTATAATTTAAAATGTTTTAATTTTATTAATTATTTAAGTATTTCATTATCACTTTCAATATCTATTTTTTTATTAATTTTTTTTATATTTTTATGAATTTTCTCTAAATTATAATTCGAATTTAAAAATGTGTTACTAATTGTATTAATATTATATACTTTATAATTTGTATTAAATCTAATAAATTTACTTCTTCTATCATTTATTTCTTTCAAATCATCTAATCTATTTAAATTTTTTCTATAATATTGTACTTGTTCCCATGTATTTTTTAATATTGGAATAATTTTATTAAGAAATACATCATTTTTAATAATAGGTAAATTATGAGCTAATTTTAATTTCCAATATATTAATCTATTAAAATAATAACCATCTATTTTTGTTTCTTCTAACATTTTAATTATCCATTCATTATATTCTAATTCATTCATATCTAATTGTTTAGGATAAATATATTTACTTTTCCATTCAATACTATCTCCATCAAATTCAGGTGTAAAATTTTTAGGATAATATTCTAATATTATTCCTTTTTTATATTTATTATCAATTATTAATTCATCAGTATTAGTATACATAATACTGGTTGTATTATCATTTAAATAATCATTTCTAGAATATTCTACTATTGAACACTGCCAAAAATCACATACAGTTAATTCGCAACATTCAAGTTGTTGTTGAACTTGACAATAATAATAAAATGGACATATATCAGTTTCAGCACCTTTTAATACTATATTTCGTTTTATAGGACATTTAATTTCTAACATTGTTCCTAGTTTTTCTGAAAATTTATTATCTAATGTATATTTTGAACAAATACCATCAGGAGATGCACCTAAAAAATTATATTTTTCTGATGGTAATGCTCCAAATTCAAAAACTCTCACATTAAATACATGCTCATATATTAAAGTTGCAATAGTTTCATATTTTTTCCCATGATGTACATTTTCATTATCTCTAAATGGAAAATTAGGATCACACTTTTTTAATATAAATTGTTCAACTGTTTCATATGGATTCAAGTCTATAGCAGCACACGTATCAGATGCAGTTACTCTATTATATCTATAATCATACCATTCTTTAGTTCTTTGTTCTGGTTGTGGTAATAATTTTAATTTATTAAATTGTTTCTCTAATTCTATATATTCATCTGGTACTATTATATCTGGATATAAATTTTCTAATTCTCTAAAACAATTTTTACCATTTTCAAAACATAATTTATTATTTAAAATATATTTATTTTTAAATAATTTATTACAAATTTCATTAATAATATTTTTATCTATTTTTAATTCACTATTTAATTTATTTTTAAAATCATTAAATTCATTTAATGATAATTTATTTTTTGTAATTTTTTTTTTTATTTCTTCAATATATGTATTTATAATTCCAAATTGATTATTCATTAATAATATATTATATACTACTTTTTAAGACTGTTTCATTTTACTCATTAATTTCAATTGTATTAATTTCAAATCCATTTTTAATATATAATCTTTTTCTTACTCTTGATTGATTTATAAAACTAGGTAATTGATCAACAAAATCATAAATTATTGGACGTGTATTAACATCAATTTTTCTTAAAATTCTACCAATTGATTGTTCTACTTCTTTTCTTGAAGTTACCATAAATAAAGTATTTAAATCAGGAATATCTAATGCTTCTGATGCCATTGAATATGATGCAAATATTACTTGTGCTTTTTCTGATTCTGATAATGATTCTTGTTTCATACCACCTATATAAAATGCACTTGTTGTTATTTCTCTCAAATCTAATCTATTTTTTAATAATTTTAAATGTTCTATTCTGTCTGATAATATAATAATTTTTCTTTTTTCATTTAATACTTCTTCTATTTTATCAATTATTAATTTATTTCTTCTACCTATTGTTGTAATTTTATTAATTGTTCCTGCTCTATTAACATCACCTGTATATAATTTTAATTCAACAAATTTAGGATGTTGAATATTATAATTAATTATATTTACTAATACTATATTATTATTATTTGTATTATCTATTTTATACATAATATCACCAAAATACCAATATAAAATTTTCTCTAATTTATCTGTTCTATTAGGTGTTGCACTTAATCCTATTGATATTTTTGATGCTATTATAGGTAATGCTTTAGAAAAATATTGAGATGGTGCATGATGAGCTTCATCAAATATTACCATTCCAAAATCTTTAAATATATTTTTATCATATTTATCTTTAGCAATTGATTGTAACATACCTATTACTATATCTTTATTTTCAATATCTATTTTATTTTGTTGTAATATTCCTATTTTTGCATTAGTAAATTGTTGCGCACGTTCCTTCCATTGTTCTAATAAAAATGTTTTATGAACTATTACTAATGTTTTTATTTTAAAATATGATATTAAATATAATGCTATTACTGTTTTCCCTGTAGCACACGGTAAACATAATACACCACCATCATTATTATTTATATGTGGAACTATTTTATTTATAATATCTGTTTGTATATTTCTCAATGAACCATTAAATGTTATATTAATTTCTATACCTTTATTTTCTTTATTTATTGTTGGATTACCAAATTTTTTTAAACCATAAAATTTAGGTACTGCTATATACTCATAATTTTTATTGTGTTTATTATTATCTAATAATATATTTAATTCACTTTCGGTTAAAGTTATATTTTTATAAATAGGGAATGATGTTTTTTTTTTCTTTATAAAACTAAAATTATAAGGTGAAAATGGTTCTACTATTAATTCAGTTTTTATAGTATTTATTAAATTTATATTTTCTTTAGTAATTGGTATTAAATATCCATATTTACATAAAATTGTAGTCATACTTATATTATTAATAGAATACAATTTTATATATATTTTATATCAATTTTTTATAATATTTTAAGTTATAATAGATATTTTATATTTATTGATATAATGTTCTTGCCATTGTAGATTATAATGATATTTAATATAAAAATTGTATTTGTTAGTGTATATATTATTATAATTTTCTATATTATTTATATATAAAATAATCTAATAACTCTTCCAATAAATATTTTATTTTTAGGATAATTAAATTAGTTTAACTATTAATATAATTATGAATTATATTATTTCTTTCTATTTGGTGTAGTGTTACATGTTTCATCTTCATCATATGCACTACACATTTCACACATGCACATGTTATGGTAATTAGTTTCATCTGTAGGTTTATCTTTATTATTTTTTAGTATGCATACATTACTATTTAAATCATAATATTTATCAAAATTCATTATATTATAATATAAAATAATTATATTAATATATTTTTAATAATATTGAAAATTGTACTCTTAATTTCTATTTAAATTAAAAGATTATAAACACTATTTAAAATAATAAAAATTTATTATTTTATTTGTGTAAATAGAATTATGTAGAGCAGATATGTTTAGAAATAATATATTCTAAGACTGTACAATATCTACTCTAATATTTCTATTATGTAATTGTCAAAACATTCTCTAGGAACTTGTGAAACTACACTCAGCATTTGATACATCTCATATCGGTTCAAACGTAGTCAGGGGTAACCCAAGAAACTCTCTCACAATCTTACAAATTCTCGCTCGTGTTCTGAGAGGGAATAGTGTCTCGAAAGAATTCCATGACCGATACAAAGAAAAAAGATGACGTAACTCTTCCCATTTAGCAATGCTGCTGGAGTAATGTGGGAAAGCTCTGTACCTTTTCAATTGGTGTTGTTGTGGGTAAGTCGGATAAAACATCGTGTCTTCTGGTACAGAGTAACTATTACGAATGTCCACAACACGCACATAAATGTGCTCTTTCGTTGAAACATTCATCGCCATCAATTTGATAAGATCTTCCCAAGAGTGAAGGCGAAATCGGTTGTGAGAAACATCAACAATGAACGTGTGGGTGAGATATATGAATTTAGTGGTTGTACCTCTGGATATCTCTCCAAAGTGAGAGCAACGCATGAAGTTATGCAGTTTATGAAGACTTTCGAGACTGTTTATATACAAAACAAGCGCATTTGGCGTAGCAAGCAGCACATTGTCAGGAGGAGTGCGCACGCTAGCAGGCAACAAGTGGACCCATGACGGCACTACATACATTCTACCATATTGGAATTGGAGTGAAAAAGTCAGCATGATTTCAGATAATGCTTGGAACACTATCCAAATTGTGTGTGATCTTGAGCCAAAATGGCTACGGTAAAATATTATATTCATTGGAGTAAACTAAATATAATATATTCATTTTTTTTATTAGATATATTAAATGTAGTTTATAAAATTAATTAAAATATCTAAAAAATTGAATAAATTATATTTTAAATAATAATAATTATAATAATTATAATGATTATAATAACACAGTTATCTGGTGAAGTATTTTTAACAATTAATTATGATAAAAATAATTCAATTGAATATAATAATATGAAAATATTATTTGATACTAATATAATAATTGATTCTTATTATATGTTAGTAGATAATGATAAAAATATATATACAAATTTATATGATATTTATGAAATGAAATTTAAGAAAAATATAATATTAAATAATTTAAATATTATATTTTTACCATATGATAAAAAAGATGTAGACTACATAAAAAATAAATGGACTTATGATAATATAGATTTTTCTAATAAATATTTAAGAAATGATAAATTATTTGTATTAATGGCTGTAAATAAATTTGGAATTTATTATAAAAATATAAGTAATGAATTAAAATATGATATGCAAATAATATATAATGCAGTATTAAATGATTTTAATTGTTTAGAATATATACCAAATGAATATAAAAATAATAAAGAATTTATAAAAAAATATTTAACTTATAATGGTTGTAATATTAGATATGCTTCAGAAGAATTGAAAAATGATGGTGAACTAGTTAATATAGCTATTAGTCATGATTATGGTTCGGAATATGTATTAAAATATTTAAATCATTTATATAAAGATAATGAAGAATTTATTATACCAATATTGAATAAATATCCAAATTGTTTTGAATATATTTCTAAAAGATTACAAAATAAGAAAGAAATTATTATGTTATGTATTAATAACTTAAAAAAATTACATAATAATTATAATCATATTTTATTTTTAATAAATGATGTCAATAAAAATGATAAAGAAATTGTTTTACCTTTAGTTAGTATGAATGGGAGAGATATATCATATATATCTGGTAATTTAGCATTAGATACAGATATAGTTTATGCAGCTATAAAAAATGATCCTACTGCATATAAATATATTGATAAATCTTTTTTTAATAATAAAGAATTTATATTATTATGTTTAAGTAATAATAATGGTTATGATAAAGAAAATTATAAAGATTTTTTACAATATTTAGATGATGAATTTAGAAATGATAAAGAAATTGTTATAGCATATATGAAAAAATGTTGTAAAAATATTATGTATTGTTCTAAAAAATTGTGTAATATTAAAGAAGTAATCTTAACAGCTATCAATAATTGTTATTATATATTTGATGATAGAATGAGTTAATATGATAAAATTAGATATATAAAAGAAAGAACTAAAAATATTGATATAATAGTTAAAAGAACACAATTGAAAAATGCTCCTGATATACTCAAACTAATTATTGAAAAAATAAGAATTATATAATTTTTAAATTATACTATAATAATAATTATATTTATTAATAAATATAATTATTTTATAAAAAAATTGAATAAAATATAATCTAAATAATAATAATTATAATGATTATAATAAAACAGTTATCTGGTGAAATATTTTCAACAATTAATTATGATGAAAATAATATCATATTTTATTTTTAATAAATGATATAAATAAAAATGATAAAGAAATTATTTTATCTTTAGTTAGTATGAATGGGAGAGATATATCATTTGATAAAACTATATATATATATATATATATATATGAAAGAAAGAACTGAAAATATAGAAATAATATTAAAAAATGATCCTGATATACTTAAACTAATTAATGAAAAAATGAGGAGTATATAAATATCATATTTTCATAATTTATAATTAATAAATAATTTCTATATTAAAAATATTTAAATTTGATAAATATGAGTATATTTTTCTAATAAAATTTTATTACTATAAATATATTTTTTATTTATCAATAAAAAAATATTATATTAGATGAAACATATAAAAAAAATTATAATAAAATTATTATTTTTTTTTTTTTTTGGAAAGACTAGTAAGCAACTGTATATGCTTCAGTGCTGGAAACTGTGTCAAATAACACACTACTCATCTTAAAATACATACTTCGTCAGAGACACTTGATAAACTCTTACAGATATATTTCTCTGGTATATATTTGCGTGGATACCAGTAAAAGTCTTCGTGTGTTTCCATATCAGAAGCAAAGTAGACTTTAATCAAGTCTATGTATTCTGGGTGTAATGCATCATAGTACGGTTTGAGCATCCCGATCAGTTCTTCTGTGAACTCACATGCATCTTCGAATCGTGGTTCATAAGTACTGATATTATCAGTACTTTCAATCAAGGTGATTGAAATAATATCATCTGGTGCATCTTGTCGAATTGACTTTACAAACTCTATAACTATTTCAGTGAAGCTTCTGCAACACACATCACCAACAATAAATGAAGAGTTACGCGAAAATTGTAAACCTTCTCTATGTGTCTCTTGCAGAACATCAGCAGAAAGATAGAAAGTACCTTGGTGTAAACTCTTCTGGAATGGGATATTGAAAGATCCTTCATGCAGCAGCTTTCCAGAAATATTCTTAATGGTAACATTTGGAAAAGGTAAACTACAGAGGACAAGTCTCAAGTATGACTTCAGCTTTTTCCTTTCTTTAGACGATGACACCCTAATCTCATCAAAATGAATAAGTGGAGGTGGATGCGCCATTTAAGATAGCTGTGCAAATTTGTGATGACAATATATCCGTTTGAGCCAAAATGGCTACGGTAATATATTAATATATAATAGAAGAAACTAATATTATGTATTTCATTTTTTTTATAATATATGATGTTTCGAAAAAAAATATCAAAAAATTTTTTTCTAAAGACATGTTTATAATCATCTCAAATATATATTGTTTATAATTTGTTTATTTATAATATTATAAATAAAATGCGTTTATAAAAAATAAAATTTATTTCTTATTATAAGAAAAGTATTATCAAATTTTTTGAAAATATTATATGTTTATTATTTATCTAAATACATAGATCTTTTTCTTATAAATATCATTAGAGATGTTAAATGTAAGAAAGATTCATATAATTTTATATATCTATCATATCTTAAATATATTCTTTTATATTGTTTATATTTTCCTATTGTATGTTCTATTTTAATACGATTTTGTAATAATAATTTTTCATATAAAGATAATTCATTAATATTATTTTTATTATTTCTTTT